ATTCATGGTTCGTATGTCGGACATTTATATACCCTGAGTTTTTTGAAACATGTGAGTGACGCATTTATTATTTTCGCTTGATTACCCTGAGCGCTGTCTTTTTTGTAGCCTTCTTTGCGTCATCCTCCCTCTGTTCGAGGTATTTGGGATTGTATAGTTTTTTATGGGCCTGCCATAAACTTGGACCACCAACTCTAAAATTCTTACGAACTGTCGCCTTGTACCAAAAGACACAATCCTGAATTTTGTTTGATTTTACGGTATTATCTAAGACGAGACACTCATAGTTTTCTGTACACACATCCATCACTTTACAAAACATATCAAATGAAGGAAAAATACCAAAGAAAGACTTGTACAGTTTTTCTCTATTCTGTATGATGTTTTCCCTGAGTATAAATACATAATCTACATTCGCGCGAAGTGCTGGTGGTAAATCCATGACATATTGCATCGTCAACATGAAGAAGATCTTCCAGTGACGCCCGTTCATAAAACATTGACGAATGCACGTATCCTTGAGAAACTTGGAATCGTACATGCAATCATCAAGAAGCATAAAAGCACCACAATTGTCTTTACCCGCACCAACGAGTTTACGCTGTCTCGCCATGACGCGTTCTATTGCATCTCGATCGTAGTCACCATAAATGAATAAATCTGGGATAAAATCTGAATAAAAATGATTTCCTTCCTCTGTACCAGAAAGAACTATACCCGCTGGTAAATGTTTTTTGTGATACATGATATCCTTAACCAGGGTTGACTTCCCTGTGTTACGCTTACCAATGAATACACATACCCGATCATCACTAATCGTCTCGGGTCTGAACTTCTTCAATTGAAGATTCATTCTACTGTAGTGGATCGTTTTATTTCGCAAAATTTTACTCACATACAGTAGATATGTCTGGACGTGTGAGACTCGCTGTCACCGGAATCCAAGACCAGTGGCTCACAGGTGATCCACAATTTTCGTATTTCTTAACGCTCTTCAGACGACATAGTAAGTTTGCACTCGAACAGATTGAAAGTCCTTTCGATGGTACGATTGACTTTGGTGAGATTGTGGAGTGTCGAGTACCGAAGAATAAAGGTGATTTGATCAAGAACATTACATTAAAAATAACACTCAGCGATCCCACTCCAGATGAAAGTGGTCTGATCAATAACGTCGTGTACGTACCGTCTGTGTGTACTGAACTCATTGAATACGCTGAGCTCTTGATTGGTGGTCAAACCATCGAACGTATCACAGGCGAATATATATTCATGCATCAACAACTCTACAATAACGATGACGATGTTGCGCAGTCTCTTTACTTTCTGAATAGTCACGGAAACTATCTCGGCTATCGGGGAGATTATACATTTTTTATCGATTTACCATTCTTCTTTTACAGATATCCAAGTTTATCGATTCCTATATATGCACTCACGAAACAGCTCGTCGAAGTTCGTATAAAGCTTAGACCATTGCGGGAGATCGTGCGCGACACAAAGAATAATGTCGTCCCGACGAACGTTGCGGCATCGATCAAGAATATTTCAATGGATACTGAATTTGTATTTATTGGGGATGATGAAAAGAATTATTTATTGACGAGACCACTTGAATATGTCATCACACAGTTACAAATGTCACAGTTCACGATGCCATACGGCATGTCTACAAAATCCGTGATGCTCAAATTTCAACATCCAGTCAAGGAAATGTATTTCGTCGCCCAGAACGACTATTATACAAGTAATAACCTTCCTCTGAATTTCGAAAAGATTGATAACGTTGAACTTAAATTTAATGACAATCAAGTCTTCAATGCAGATCATAAATTCATTACGTATCAGCAATCATTAATGCACCACACAAATACACCGACTATACTTGGTGTGAATGGTGTAAACCCAATTTTCGGTATGTATTCATTCTCCGAAAAGCCGGAAGTTGAATATCCAACGGGTCAAGTCAATATGAGTCGCATATATCATAAACTTTTTACAATAGGACTAGACTCTACTACAGTTGGAACGAATACGATTCGTGTGTACGCAAAGAACTACAACGTTCTTCGCATACAAAGTGGGTTAGCTGGTTTAAAATTTTAACCCTTTATAGTAGTAATGGCTGGTAGAGTTCAGCTCGAGACAACCGGTCCACAGGACAGGTTCTTTACAGTTGAACCACAGTTTACGTATTTTACAAAACGATTTTCCAGACATACAAATTTTGCAAAGACGTTCACGAAACATGATTTCGAAGGCGTCCCCGAATTTGGTACGACTTTACGTAGTAGAATTCCAAGTAATATTGGGGATCTTTTAAAGACGATAAGTTTTGAAATCGAACTCGACGCTATACCAAATGCATCGAGTAGTGGTATTGGGTACGTTGAATCAATCGCACATGCGATGATTGAATACGTCGATCTCATAGTCGGTGGACACGTGATTCAACGCATTCCAAGTGATTACTTACAGATATACTCCGAACACAATTACACACAAACAAATCAAACCGCATTGTCTAAACTCATCGGTAAATACCCTAATCGACAATCATCCATACGTGTATCGAATCCAGCTATTATTGGCTATCTCGGTACGGCAACGACGAGTGAAAAGTATTTCGTGGATGTACCATTTTACTTTTACAGACACCCAGAACTCGCCATACCCTTGTGTGCGATTGATAGGCAAGAAATTGAAATTGAAGTGAAATTCAGAAACATTGAAGATGTGGTTGTGGATAATACTATTATTTCCGTGAATAACGTGACGTCATACGCGTCACACACCGCGGCGGGTATTGGATACGCGGTCGATAATTACCTTCAAGTCGGTGTGGATATCGACGGTGAAGCCATTGGTGATGAATCTGGGTTTTCTATAGATATGTCTCGCGATGGAACGATCATGGCGATCGGTGCCCCGAATAACGATGCGACGCCAAATGATGGTGGACATGTTCGCGTGTATCAACTCGTCAATCAGACATGGACACAGATGGGTGCCGATATTGACGGCACGGTCGCACAGGATTTCTTCGGACAATCGGTTTCTCTTTCAGCGAATGGAATGATACTCGCCGTCGGTGCTCCTGACCATAATTATAACGCTATATCAAACAACGGTCAGGTGAAGATTTTTAGATGGAATGGAACGACATGGGGAAGTGGTGAAACCATTAACCCAACCATACATCAAACCACACAGAACCTAAATTTTGGTGGTGCACTACAACTCTCAGATGATGGAAATACAATTGTAATCGGTGCGCGTGGGTATGCGACGTCGCAAGGTGTTTTTTACGTATACACATACGAAGAAGGTGCATGGAATCATAAACACACTGAATTCGGACAGGCGACGGGTGATGCCCTTGGATACAGTGTTTCCATTTCTGGAGATGGTCTGCGCGTCGCGGGTGGTGCAAACAATCCAGACGGTACGAGTTATGTTCGTACACTGTATTATAATTCTACATTCGATCAATGGCTCGCGCTCGGGAATTACATAAATAGTGAAAACCCCGGAGATGAATTTGGATTCTCCATTCATTATTCGGGTGATGGACAACGACTCGCGATTGGGGGTCCAAAGAATAACGGTATCGGACACGTGCGCGTGTTTGAATATTCGGGGAGTGACTGGGTACAAGTAGGTCAAGATATCGACGGTGAATCCGTGGGTGATCAAAGTGGTATTTCGGTCGCGTTATCACACGACGGGAACACACTCGTCATTGGTGCAAACCTCAACGATGGAACCGGTGTAGACGCTGGACACGTGCGCGTGTATACATACGGTCTCAGTGGTTGGATGCAAGTCGGTGCAGATTTGGACGCTGAAGCACTCGGGGATGAACTTGGATGGTCTGTTGCTATATCTGGCGACGGATCGCGCATCGCCGCTGGAGCGAAGTCGAATGATGGTACTGGAACGAGTGCTGGGCACGTGCGTGTCTATGATCATCTGAAACGTTCGTATCTCGAAAATCGAATTAAAAAGTTTGGTATGAATCTCGAACTCATATTTCTTGAAAGCGCTGAGCGGCTCAAAATTCAACATACGCGTCGTGATTTCGTGATCTCACAGATTCAAGAGAATACATTTAAAATACCAAAGGGCGTAAGACATAACACCGTCAATTTATCATTCGTAAATCCAGTCAAAGAACTCTTCTTTGTCATCCAACGCGAAAACAAACGACGATTCAATGACTTTGTCAGTCCATTCGATTACGACAACATCTACGTCGCGGTCGATAATAGACTTTACTTTTATGAAAACCTGGTATCTCTCGAGTTAACACTCGACGATGAACGCGTGATATCTGGTGAAACTGGAAAGTTTATGTTTTTAAAAGCTTTACAACCAGGTATTCACCATTCGAAAACACCTCTCATTCGTCGATTTTATTCGTATAATTTTGGATTTGAACCCGAAAAATCGTACCCCACAGGACAAAAGAACTTTTCACTCGTCAAGAATCAAATACTTCGCGTACATCTCACGCCTAATGATACACATGATAGAGATTTACGTGTGTACGCCCTAAGTTATAACGTTCTTCGTGTTATGGATGGAATTGCACAAACTATTTTTGAAGATAAATAATACATGAGAACTGGTTTCGATATCGCAGATACAGGAAGTAACCATATGTATGACAGTCATTTGAAAACTCTCATAGATATCGTGATGCCCGTGATAGAAAAGGCAATCATGCTTTCGTGTGAATATGCAAAAGCGTGTGGTCGTGATGCGGTACTCAGTAAAGATTTTGAGTACGCCGCAAAGTATTGTGCTATGCGCACGGTCGGACAACAGATTGGAAGTCACTTTCCAGAGATATATGAAGATGACAATGAGGACGAGGACGACGATGACCTCACGATCATCGACGATGACAGCATTGAGTTTGTTCGATATTCAGGCGACGATCCTTCATTCAAGGCTATAAACGATGCGTACGACGCGTGGGACTCCTGGCAACCCCAGAGTCCGGTAGAAGAGCTCTTAAAAAATGCTATTAATAGTAATGAGCACTGTGGAGGGATGGACCACGAATGAATTCAAAATTATTGAGGATGATGATAGTGCCTCTGATTCTGAGAGTGACAGTGACAGTGAGAGTGATACCCCCAGGACAAGAGGGTACAAGAAGACAAATTTCAAAAAAATCGCACTCGAAGAAGAGTTGCTTCCGGAATAATTTCTAGAAGTATACTATAATATAATGAAGCAAGCTATCGACGCTGTCACCTTGGTCACCCAGGAACTCGAGTCTCAATCCCTCAACGCGGTGGTTGCGGGTTTCTCTTTCGCGGCCGCCCTCGCGTGGATGGATTTGGTTCGATTTTTGATCAACCAAATCGTTAAGGTCCAGCGCAACGGTGGTATGCACTACACGTTGACCGCTTTGTTCACGACGCTCTTGTCCGTCACGGTCTACCTCGTGATGTCTCAAATGTCGTCTCGTGTTCGTAAGCCGCTTCAACCGGTCTACGCGGTTACGCGGGCGTAAGTACGACTCTAGGTTTACGCTTCGTAAGCATTAGAGCTATCAAGCCGACAAAAACAATCAAAGCTATAGAGGCATACTCTTTCCATCTATAAGGATTCTCCAATTCAGGAATACTTATTGGTGGCGGTAATTCCGTTTTTCTATCGACTTTTGGTAAGCTTTCAAGTTTATCAGTAGAGCATGTAATTTCAAACTTAAGCACGTGATCTTGATTTCTAAAATCATACGGAATGAGACGCCCGTGACTCATGTAAAAAAACTCAACGCGTAGGTCGCGAATCGATTTCTGAGAACCTGAATGAAACACGTGTGTCATGGGATCGTCCGCACCACTGTGAACAATCTCCCCATTTTTTGTAAGGATACGTCCGGTGTAAAACGGTGTATCAGAAAACACTGTTTTACTGAATTCATCCGATCCAGAACTTAAACGAACAATGATAGATGTTGGACCAGTGAGATTCACGGCTCCGGTTGTGATTTGTCCATTCGAAGATTCATAATCAAGAGACGAGAGTCCGATGACTTGATGAGGGGTTGTTTTTGGTGATGTATTACTCGTATATCCATACACACCCGTTCTAAATTGGAATGAAAATGTATTTGAATTTCCGACGTTTGAAAAAGTGAGTGCGTTTGTATCATCGTCGTATACGACAGATGTTACGTTAGACACGGGTGGTGCGAGTTCATTTAACAAATCCGTCGCGAGATCGTGCGCGTTGGAATAATTGGTTTCATTGAGTGTGACGAGTGTTCCATCCACGCTAAAGGTTTTATTCGCGTCATGAATGAGTAATTGTGTATTTGGGATTTTTGCAGACACGAGCGAAATCTTGGAAACGTTATAGATTGGATTATTTAAACTTACGACATACGCAGATGGAGATGGATACAAGGTAGCGTCTCGCTCACTGCTATCTATGTCGAGGCTGTGGACCTTCATTAAAATAGGGGTACAATATTTTAATGAGTGTTTTACTCTGATGTTCTAGGAGACATTAATAGAAACGTTGGGACAATGGGTTATTCGCGAGTTGGTTCTTGGCCACGTCGAGTTCACTGCACTTGGCGTTCGGGTTTTCGTTACCCTTGTATGCGTTGAAATTGTAATACTTATCATTGGTGTATTGTTGTGTCCATGCACCGTTGGCGGCATTCATGCGACCATCGATTCTTGTGGTATCCGAACGAACACTCGAGAGAAGACCACTTTGTTTAATAGCCGTCTCTCTGACATTCATACGCCCCGCGTTTCCAGGTCTGTTTGCCTTTCCACGACGATCATCCGCTCTGAATCCATAATTTTGGAGTTGCTCTGTGCTGTAACCCTTGTTACCACGCTCCTCTGCAATTCTATTACCCGGAGCATTCGTGTACCCACCGTGGAAACTGTGAATACCCGGAACCGGTTGATTATTGTAATTGTACTGGAATTCATTGAAATCTGACTTGTTACGCGTGGGATCTTGTGCCATGGTACCCATGGATATGAAACGCTTTGCTGGTGCATTTTCGAGACCGTCCGTGCGTAAACCAGTCTCAGAACGGTTGGTCGTTCGCTTGGTGCGTTCATGTTCTTGTCGAACTAAACGTCCACCCATACCTTGAGCGCGTCCAGGCATCTCCGGACGTCTTTGTGGCAGGAATGCCGTCTTTTCCGGCATGTTATGCGTCACTTCACCAATGAGACCATGACGACCCCCGGTGATATCTTGCGCCGGACCAGATCGACCTGGAAGTGTCGTCAAACGATATTCACCAACGTTCACCGGATTCACACGGAGAAGTTGTTGATAACCACCATACGCCGGAACGTTTGGACCGACACCAACACCGGGACCAACCATTTGTTTCTCAATGGGCGACAAGTTGTTCATGCGCCCTTGATCGTACATACGGTTTCGCATGTTCAGAACCTCTTGGCCACCACTTCGCTGCTGCGGGGCGATGACTGCAAAAGATTGAGTTTCATTCTTGGATACCACGGGTATCGGAGTATCGAAACGTGTTTCTCTAAATTGTGGAACTTCATCGGACATTAATGGTTCTTGTGGTTCAGTGATGAGACGAGGTCCCATTTGTGGGGGTTCTGTATCCCTACTGAGGGATCGACCCACATACACCAAGCCAGCTACCGCCAAAACTGAGATGGGATCAGCCATTCTTACTTCTTGCTAATATTTTTATTATGATATCTCTGATTAAACAAACCATTCTGAAGGTCGGCACGCGTGCTGGCTGGTTCGTAGCTTACGGACTGAAGCGGTAATTTACATTCAATATTTTGAAGCGGAAAGAAGTTGCGCTCGTGCGTCTTAATCAAAATCTTATTAAACTGCGATGTCGACTGCGGTCTGAGTTCATCACTCGTGTCGATATACTGCGCTGGAGATCCCTTACCAGCCATATACGGGGCCGTACCATACAACATGGTTTGAGGTCTCGAACCAAAGTTCAACGTACTCGGTTGAGGGTATACGAAAACGTCATCCGTCGCGCGATTTGTCGGGATTGCAGGATTTTCAACGAGCGACAAGCCAGGTTGGAGCTGATATGCCATTTACTATTACATAAGAATATTTATCGTCTGTCTCCACTGAAATCTAATCCCGAGAAAGGGCCGAGCTGAGCTCCTCTTGCATTTGGGCTACACGTACCCACATCACTTCTACACAATGAACGATTTTTGTCACCATAGCACCACTCGGCGAATGCAGTCTGGTCACCTGGGATCGATGTCACAGGTCCACTGACAAATTGTCGAGCGGATGCATTCTTTTGGTACATCGGTAACGGTGATCGAGATCGTCCCGCGTCGTACGGAATGCGATCATCGACAAAACTTCGAACAATAGGGCGAACAGACGAATAGTCACACGCCGGAGGTCTATTTGGATTATCCGTAAAATCCGTTAATAAAACATTTGCCATTGGATTATCGATCGATGGCATTTGACACGACTCACCACCAAACACCGGTCGACCATACGTCTCTTTAATCATTTTGGCCTTATACATAACATAAAGAACACCGAGAACGGTTGCACCGAGCACGAACACGCGAATGTCACGACGAATCAAATAAAGAAAACACGTTGCGTAGATAACAAATCTCGACGCTGCATTGACGCGTTCTTCTGGTGATTGTTTATTGGTTGGCCAGAATTGGAGAACTCGATCCGCTTTGATGAGCTGTTTAGGATCGTCAAACCAAGCCTTCATTTATATAGAATGAGGTTATTTTTTCATGAGGTTACCAAACATACTGTTCATCGTCTTCATGAGTGCAGCTTCATCAATGCCACTACCATCGTCACCCATCTTATCGGCACATTCCTTTGCGATGTTTTCAATCATCGCCAAGGTTTCAGATGGGATAGCCGTGATCGTGGTACCGAGCATGTAGAGTGTCTGGATGTACTGCCAGATGGCATCCTTCGTGTTGGTCGAAAGGGATGCATTCCAGTGGTCCTTGAAATTCAATTCAGACAAGTATTCGATATTTTCGAGATCTTCAAGCATGAACGATTCATCCTTTTGTGAAATCTTATCGGAATACGGTGAAATTCCAGACATGAACCCATCGACCGCCATTCTTGGGTTCGTGACCTTTAAAAGATCGAATTGGGCCATAAATTTTTTAATGCCTTTCTCCTGTGGGAAAGTCTTGTGCAATTCCACAAGAAATTGAGTCATCATATCATTGAACGCGGAAACGGACGCCATTTTATTAGTATACCCTCAAAATCTTTAAGTCTAAAAAGGTTCCGTGGAAATCGACTCACGTTGACCTATACCATTCGAAACAATAAAATAAATAAGAATCGCGTTGAGCGCCGCTGGCTTCGAATACGCACTGAGTTGAAGCTTACCTTCGTTGTTAAGTTGGGCCTTTGCATGAATGTAGAGTGCGGTGATAATCGCACCGATGAGTGCCGCCCATACGGGATCTCGGAGATAGTCGGAGAGTTCCATTTAATTATAACCAACTTTTTTTGTTCTACGCTCTGGTGCATCACCGAAAAATACATCCTCAGGTTCCTTTTCTTGAGAGTGGGGATCCTTCACGGTATTTATCGTCCTGAACTCATTCTCAAACGGAGACGTCGCCGGTCGCGCCAATTCTTCAACCGGCGCGATGTCTTCGATGTCTTCACCCAAGTGTTCCTCGGCTGGAACCGGAACTGGAACTGGGAGTGGCTCGGGTTCAAGCTCGGGCTCAGGCTCGGGCTCAAAGTCTTCACCTTCGAAGACTTCGGGATCCTCGGGATCTTCCGTGTCGCCGATGTCAATATCTTTACTGTCTTGTGACATGTATGTCTGGAGAATTTGCTGCACTGGAATCAATTCCTTGATCGATTCTTCGATGCACGCACAAAAGCGAACATTCAATTGTTCGTCGCGTGCGTACTCGGATTGCTCTTCGTGATACACGTAGGGATCCTTGTATACATTCTTCGCAGCGTTGTTGTACACGGTTTGAATAAATACTTCGTTCGTTGGGAGTTTAAGACTGATTTTCTTGTTCGCAGAATTGAGTCGAACCGCTGAAAGAATCTTTGTGCACGCAACAAACACGGCCGCTAAAAGATCACTGAACCACGCACACCGTTCCGTGATGTTATCCGAATGTGATTTAGACATGGCATTCGACCAATTCGGAACTTCCTTGAGAAGTTTTTGATACATAATGAGCACCTTTCGACCTTTCGAAAGCTTCGTAGCTTCATCATACATGTCCTGAAACACCTGAATCATAACTGGGGTCATGAGATGACACAATTGCCCGAGGTACTCCTTTTTAGCCTCGACGAGTACGTTTAAATTGTCCATTTATGATTAGATGGTTTTTTAAATACAAAGATTACCACGCACTATTTCCTGTACTCATTTGCAATCTTTCTGAGATTGACAAAACTTGGAAACTCGACGTCGTGATCGTCTTCATGCGTTTTGCGTTCTTTACTTACTTTGATGTCCCATGTGACGTATATATCAATTTCGGATACTAATTGTGTGACGAATCCACCGTTATCCAATTGTCGTTTGAGATACCTCGCCGCGACTTCACGGTCAAACGAAGGATATCCCATAACGACACTTGGAACTCTGAGAAAGACTTGTTTTTGTCCAAACTCAGCCGTCTGTTTAATTTTCCTCGAAAACTGTTCAAATATTTTGGTATAAATTTCCTTTTTTATTTGTTTCCGTGTGTTCTCGATCTTTTGAACATCATCGATGCTGATCATTACAATTAGCGGAATTTATTTTTGGCGGATTCAAACTCACTTCGTGTCGGTACAGCCTTTTCTTTCACAAGTTTATAGTCGACAAAATCTTGACCAGCTTCGCCGTCTGTGAATGGTGTGATATCATTTGGGATATCCGCGTCGATCGGTTGTGTGCGCAACGACTTGACATTGACGACACCACCGACGATTTCAACATCCACAGTCACCGCAAAACCAAATGCGAATCCATTACTCTTCACGGCCATGAACATCGCGCGGTAAAACTCCTTGGTTCCACTTCGCTCCACGAACTTCTTAATGGATGTCGTTTCAATGATATAATTACATATACCAGTCTTCGTCTTGATTGCGGCATTCGTCGCGAGGACGATGCGTTCAATCGTGTCATTGTCAATCTTAGCTTCAACCATACGAT